ACGCCCCGTAAACCGCGCAAGGATTGATTTTAAAGGACTTTTCAAGGCGCGGTAATGAAATAACACTACCGAACGCAAAACAACGCTTTAAACGCGATATTTACGCCCTGCATGAATTGCGGGGCTTTTTATTTGCCCGTATCTGCCAAAGAAAAAGAAATGACTATTTAGGCAGAGGGCAACAATGACAATTTACAGAAAATATTTAACACCTAACGAGTGGAGCCGACCGCAGAGCAAAATAAAGGAGTTCCGCGCAATCGTCATGCACTGGACGGCAAACCCAGCCGCCAACGCAGAACAAAACTGGCTTTATTTTGAAAGCAAAAAAACGGGCATGGGTTCGTATGGTTCCGCGCATTACATCATCGGACAAAAGGGCGACATTATCCAATGTTTACCCGACAGCGAAGTCGCCTACCATTGCGGCAGCTCGCAGAAAGACCCCGAAAGCGGGCAGATTTACACCAATTACGCGCGTAACAAGTTCGGGCATTACGCCGTAAACTACAAAATTACAAGCCCGAACTTTTGCACGCTTGGCATTGAGCTTTGCCCGATAGACAACGCGGGCAATTTTACTGAACCGACAATCAAGGCGGCCGCTGAGCTTTGCGCTTATTTGTGCAAGCGTCACAACCTTACGCCGCAGGATATAACGACACATCACGACGTTGTAGGCTGGAAAGACTGCCCGCGCCTTTGGACTGAAAAGCCCGAACTTTTGGAAGCGTTCCGCCTAAGCGTAGCCGACGAAATCGTGAGAAACGGGGGCACTGAATGTGGGAAGCGATAACGCCCGCGAAATACTCTTTTTTTTGGCCGTGGTGATAATCGCGGGGATTGTGCTTGTAAAGACTGGCGCTGTATCTATCCGCACGCGTCACGTAAGAATCGGGAGAGCCGAAGCCGAACGCGAAGTAATCCGGCGGCAGGTGGAAGCGGCGCACGATTTTATTATGAGCATTGATGGCAAAATCAAGGCGGACAACTCGCACTATAACTGCTATTTCACAAAATACATACTTGAACGCGTGTACGACAAGGCTATCGAATGGATCATGTTTAACCACATCACAAACAGCACGCTTTACGTACAGGACAAGCAGGACACAATCTGCAATTTAATTTACACGTTTGACGTAGGCGCGGACTTTAAAACGCCCGAGTTTAAGAATCGTGTGTGTAACTGGGTTGCGGAACTTATAGACCGCCTAATTAAAACGCGGGAAATCTATAGCAAACAGGGAGATTAAAAAGCATGGAAAACGGCAGCGTAGAAGAAAAAAAGCCGAGCAAATTAAAATCGGCTAAATTGTGGGTGACACTTTGGGCTATCGGCCTTGTGTCTTTTATCGTCATTGCGAACCGCACGGAGTTTATGGAAATAGCCCAGCCGTTGTGTTTTGTTCCGCTTGGTTATATCGGCGCGAACGTGTGGCAAAAAAAGATTTACGAGGATAGCGCCAAGTGAAATACACCTGCAAATACTGCGGACAAAAATATTTTATATGGCGCATGAAAACAAATGATATTTGCATTGATTGTTTTAGGCGCAGGGTTAAGGGGGCGAAATGTCAATAACAGCATGGATAATTACGGGGCTTTTCATTGCTTTTATGGTTTTTGTGACAATCGGTGGCTTTTACATTAACCACGAACGCAAGCAATACGAAAAGCACATAGCAGACTTGAAAAAAGAGGGGGCAGAAAATGCGCAGAACGCGGCAAACGCAGTCACCGAAGCGGACAAAATCAAAGAGAACGCAAATACTGGCAATCATACTGACGATATGCACACTATGGCTGAACAGCTGCACCAGTACGCGAATAGCGGAAAGTAACCCCGCCCCGCAATACTACCCGCCCGACCCTTACGACAAAAACGGCGAGCTTGTGTGGGTAATGATTGAGAGCGGCGAAACGTTCACGGCCACAGAGGACGGCATATATTTGCCGTGGTGGTACTGGCAGAAAGTTTATAACTACATTGTGAACACGCAGGAAACGCAAAAACATAAATGACTATATAGGCAGGAGGACAAAACAAATGTCTAAGAAATTATGCGGGCTTGTATCGGGCTTAATCGGCGTTGCGGTTACTACCGCAAATATCCTTTTGGCTTTTTTCCAGCCTGCAATGTACGGCGCTATCATGGCGGCCGTAGGAATCGGATCTAAGGCAGCCGACGAAATCCTGCTGCTTTTTGTGAAAGAAAAATAACGGGTCTTTACCCTTGCGGCGGCAGTACATCGCACCTCGTATTTGCCGCCGTTTTTTTTGTATGCAACGTCAATAAAAATGACTATGTATATAGCGAGAACGGCGCGTAATCCGTTCTAATCCTTTGGCGGGCACGCCGTAAAAAATGTGTAGGGAGATATACAAATGAAACGTGATTTTTTGGAAGGTTTGGGAATCGCCGCGGACGCAATCGACAAGATTATGGCGGAAAACGGCAAGGACATTGAGAGCGTAAAAAATAAGTACGCCGACCACGACGACTTAAAGAAGCAACTTGAAGCTGCAAACGCTACGCTTGAAAAGTTCAAGGACTACGACCAAACAAAAGCCGAAGTTGAAAAATACAAGGCTGAGCTTGAAAAATCGCAGAAAGAGAGCGCGGCAAAAATCGCCGCTATGGAACGTTCGGCGAAAGTAAAGGACTTTTTGACAGGCAAGAGGTTTGTAAACGACATTACCCGCGACGCTATCGCGTCAAAAATGGGCGAAATGCTGGGGGCAGACGAAAGCAAGGGGAAAAGCCTTGACGACATTTTCGGCGAAATCACAAAGGACAAAACGGACATCTTGAAAGACAACAACGCACCGACCCAGCCAGTAGTTTTACCAATGGGCGGCAAGGGCGGAAAATCTTACGATGACGCACAGGCGCGGGCTGTAATGGGCTTGGCGCCTAAAAAAGAATAACAGGAGTTTTAATTATGGCAAATCAGATTGCTAAGTTTAAGAAGTACGTAGACTTGCTTGATGAAGTTTATCAGAACGCAAGTAAAACAGCTGTACTTGAAAGCGACGCTATCCTTGCACAGCAGGGCGCAAACGCTAACGAAATTGTTATCCCTAAGCTCGCTATGGACGGCTTGGGAGATTATGACCGCAACAGCGGATATGTAAACGGCGACGTTACTATGGATAACGAAACCGTGAAGTTTAACTACGACCGCGGACGCAAGTTCAGCGTTGACGCTATGGACAACGAAGAAACCGCAGGCCTTGCTTTTGGAAAGCTCGCTGCCGAGTTTATCCGCACAAAGGTTGTGCCCGAACAGGACGCTTTCCGCTTTGCGACTTACGCAAACATTGCAAATACTAAGGTTAGCGGCACATTGTCGACAGGTGCGGACGTGCTCGCAGCTTTGCAGGCTGCAACCACTGCTATGGACGACGCGGAAGTGCCAAGCGAAAACCGCCACTTGTTTATTACACCAGCGCTTTTGATTGCAGCTCAGAACGTAGACACTACAAAGAGCCGCGAGATTTTGAGCGCTTTTGCCAGCATTACAAAGGTTCCGCAGGCGCGTTTCTATACCGCTATCGACCTTTACGACGGCAAAACATCGGGCGAAACCGCGGGCGGTTATGTTAAGCACGTTTCTACTGGCTCAAGCGACCCAGCAGGAAAAGACATTAACTTCCTTATCGCTGAGAAATCAGCCGTATTGCAGTTCACAAAGCACCGCGTTGACAAGGCTATTCCGCCCGAGGACAACCCCAGTGCTGACGCATGGACTTTCAATTTCCGTGAATATGGCTTGGCTGACGTATACGAAAACAAAACAGCCGGTATTTATCTGCACCACAAGGCGTAAGGGGGCGCGGAATGAAAACAGTAGGATATATTCCTAAAAAGAACGACAAGCCAGCAGCTGATGGCGGAAAGAACGGCGGCAACAAACCGCAGAACACACCCGACAAAGGCGGGAACAAGCCAGCAGCTGACGGCGGAAAATAAGGAGCGGGCGGAATGTTCGAGAACGTAAACTACACATTTTATAGCGAAACTCTAGGGCGTTCCGTTATACCTACTGAAACGGACTTTAACCTATACGCCGACGACAACAAAATGTTTATGAAACAGCTTGTTTTCGACGGCATTGTTAAGGAACGGGAAGAAAACGGCATAGATACAGCCGTATGCAGAATGATTGAAATTGACTACGCGACAGCGCAGGAAGCGAGCGGCGCGGCTGCTGAGGACGGCGGAGCGGTAGCGAGTGAAAGCATTAACGGCTATTCATACAGCTACGACAGAACCGCGCAGCAGGAAGCCGTAAAGCTCAACGCCAAGAGCGCGGCCGCAAAGAAAATTGAGATCATAAAACTGTATGCGGACCATAACGCGGGGGTTTGCTAATGGCAAAGCTAATCGCAAAAAAGCTGCTTGTGCACACTTGCACGCTTAAAAAGCCCACTGGCCTTGACCGCGACCGAAACCCGACCTTTTCAGAAACAGTGTTAAAGCGCGTGAGAATCGGCGCGACTTTTCAGACCATACGGGGAAGCGTGGGCGAAACCAAAGCCGACAGCATGACGCTTGTAATAGACGCTGTAAACTCAGCGTATGAAACGACAGGCGGAGAGCCAACGGCGCAGGTATTGCCAGCGGAAAACGACGTTATCACATGGGAAAGTAACAGCTTTACCGTGCGAAGCGTAACGCCTTGCTATGCGCAGGGCGGCACCCCGCATCACTGGGAGGTAACGCTTGAATAGTAACGGCGGCGTAACATTCACGGCACGCGCAAACTTTGACAGCGCAGCGACGCAAAGAAGAATAAGCGCGGCCGTTCACAAAGCGCAAATGAAACTTGACGCGCAGGTTTTGGCGGACAGCAATTATTATTGCCCGCTTAAAACGGGAACCTTGCAGAAATCGGGCATTATTAACACCGTCATAGGAAGCGGGGCTATTGTGTGGAAAACGCCATACGCGCGCCGCCAGTATTACGGGGTGAACTTTGACCGAAGCCAAGACCCGAACCCGAACGCCTGCGCGAAATGGTTTGAAGCTGCAAAGGCGCGGAAAATGAAGCAATGGGAGAAGCTTGTAAATGATACAGTCAAAAATAGCTAGCGCTATAAGCGCGTGGGTTGAAAACGCCCTGCAACTGCCTTTTACAATCTATTGCGACCTTATCCCCGACGAAACAGCGGACGACGCTTGTGTAAGGCACGACCCGACGCCAGCGGCAGAAGAACGCTACAACGACGGCACCCGCCTTGTGGCTTGGAACTTCACATTTTTTACACGCTGTAAAAACGCGGCCGCCGCTAGGGAATACGGCAAACAGATTGTAGACACGCTGGACGGCGCAACAGTATTGAGCGCTGAAAATATAAAGATAGA